GCAAATTCCCTGGGACGGAAAACTACAATACGATTATCAACTTTGGATTGATAGTGACATTGTATTCGATTCAAACAAGTTCTGGCAATTGTGTGATCTCTCACTCTCTGAGGATGGCACAGAACGTGAAATCACTGCCGGGTGGTATGCCACAGAGGATGGTCACACAACCTCAGTCGCGCACTGGTTGGAAGAAGATGACTTCCGTAAGAATGGTGGTGTGATGAATCACGAGACCGTAGATTCTATCTCCAAGCGTAAGAAGCCATTCACTGTTGATTATACTGGTTTCGGTTGGGTTCTGATTAAGAAGGGAGTATTTGAAAATCTTGAATATCCTTGGTTTGCGCCGAAGATGCAGGTTTTTGAATCGGGTGCCGTACAAGATATGTGTGGGGAAGATGTCTCATTCTGTCTGGATGCAATTGAGGAAGGTTTCAAGATCTGGTGCGATCCTCGCATTCGGGTCGGGCACGAGAAGACTCGTGTAATCTGATGAAAGAAAAACTTTACAATCTTTTATACAAAGGGCGTAAAATTTATATGAATCTCACTGCCGAAGAATGTAGTGAGATTCTTCAAGACTTCTCCGAACAATTTTATGCCGGGGAAGATATTAATCCGAATGAACTTGAAATGGAGGAAATTTAATTATGGCAGCAAATCGAAAATCACTGAGTGGTTCAGAAGGTATTGCTTCTCATCCAAAGAATACTCGACAGGGTGATGGAAAGCATACAAAGTATACTGCAACCAGCAGAAACAAGGCACGAAAACCATCCCGAGGACAGGGTAAATAATCTCTCAAGGCATTCAGAGTTTCTCTGAGTGCTTTTTTATGATAAGTACTTATGTGCTTTATAATTATAGTCGCGCTCCGCCGCTTCTCGCTTGAAGAAGACCCAATAGAAAGAACCAATCCAATGAAAGAATCTGAGGTCGAAAGAAACGTTCGCAAATGGATCAAAGAAGTATCAAAGGTAAGAAAGGAATTAGGTAATTTTTCTATCTGCCCATTTGCAGCAAAGGCAAGATATCTGATTGTTGAGTGCGCTGCGGGCGCCATTGTGCCGGTCGAAGGGTATCAGGTGATCATATATGTCATTGAGAACTCATTTGACCTTCCAGAGGTTCAGAGATGGGTTAAAATTTATAATGAAAGGTATGATGAATGGAAATTTTTTGAGGATTGTGCTTCCTATGATACCTACATAAAAGATATAAAGACCAATAACGGACTTTACAATCTAATTTTAGCTCAACCAAAAGAAGAACTACGTGAATTTAGAAAAAAATTGGCAAAAACTGATTATTATGACAACTGGAGTGAAGAATATCTAAGAGAAATTCTTCAAGATGACTATGATTTAATTCAAAAGGGATAGAAACCCCTTTAAAAGTTCTGATTTTCAACAAATCAGGAGAAAAAATGGGAAAACCTTCAGATAGAGACAAAAATTATATGAGAGAGATGTGGGGAACCGAAAAATTAATCACTGACTATACAAAAACGCCATCAAAAATGCTTCGTGAAATCAATAATGACGATTTAACTCCTAAAAAACACGATTTTGTGGTGCAAAATGAACTTCACGAAAAAATTCGCAATGATGATGACTATGATGACTGGGAATATGGTACTGAACCAATTCCATTGACCGAATTTTGACGAATAAATAAGATAGATTTACAATATTCAATGCCACTAGAGCGGATCAGTAAAGGTTTCAGAGACATTAGTATGTCATTTCAGGTAAATCCCCTGAATTTGGACTTGATTGCCCTGAAAAATGAAACTGCAATTGCTCGCTCTATTCGTAATATAGTTCTTACTCTTCCCGGAGAGAAATTTTTTAATCAAAATTTTGGTTCCAGGGTAAATAGAACTCTTTTTGAGAACGTTGATGATATTTCTGCATCTATTATTCGTGATGAAATTCAAAATTCACTCAATAACTATGAGCCACGAATTCAATTAATTGAAGTGAATACAACTCCTGATTATGATATTGGTGCATTTGATGTAACAATCAACTACAGAATCATTGGTGCAGACGTTCCTGCACAACAACTACAGTTTGTTCTGCAACCTACCAGATAATCAGGTAAATGCCCTTAGTAAACTTCACAAATCTGGATTTTGACCAGATTAAAACTACACTTAAAGACTATTTAAAATCAAATTCCAATTTTACGGATTATGATTTTGAGGGATCCAATCTTTCGACGATTCTTGATGTTCTGGCATATAATACCTATATTACTTCATACAATGCCAATATGGTGGCAAATGAGGTATTCATTGATAGTGCAACACTGAGAGAGAATGTTGTTGCACTGGCAAGAAATATTGGATATATTCCTCGTTCAAAGAAATCAGCAAGAGCAACTGTAACTTTTTTTGTTGATACCACAAATATTAATCCAACTCCGGCTTCACTAACATTAAAGAAAGGTCCGATTGCAAGTACTTCTGGTTCTTTTGGCAATCAGTCTTTTATTTTTTCCATTTTAGAAGATGTTACTGTTCCAGTAATAGATGGTTTTGCAACCTTCACAGATCTTGAAATCTATGAAGGAACTCTACTGACTTCGAGTTTTACTTATAGTACAAGAAATCCAAATCAAAGATTTGTACTGCCAAATAGTGGTATTGATACAAGTTTAATTTCTGTAATTGTTAAGTCAAATTCTTCTCCACAAACACCTTCCGTAAAATATAGTCTTCAGGATAGCTTATTTGCTATTGACAAAGAATCTGAAGTTTATTTTCTACAAGAAATTGAAGATGAAAGATATGAATTATTTTTTGGAGATAACCTCTTTGGAAAGGCCCTTTCGGATGGAAATTATATTGAGGTATCTTATATTGCAACAAATGGAGACAGTGGAAATGGAATCAATCAATTTAGTTTTTCCGGAAGGTTAACATACACAAGAAATTCAACAGAGTATGTTGTAACCTCTGGAATTTCTTTGTTAACAACCGGTTTGATGGCATCGGGTGGAGAAAATATAGAGTCTGTAGATTCTATCAAAAAGTATGCACCTAGAATATATGCTTCTCAAAATAGAGCCTTAACAGCAAATGATTATGAAACTCTAATACCAGCAAAAATTTATCCAGATACAGAATCAATCTCCGTATTTGGTGGAGAGGAACTTGTTCCACCACAATATGGAAAAGTTTTTATTAGTATCAAACCAAGAACTGGGGATTTTCTTCCAAATTTAATCAAAGAAAATATAAAACTCAAATTAAAAAAATATGCAGTTGCAGGAATTGTTCCTGAAATTTTGGATCTAAAATATCTTTATATTGAAGTTGATTCAAAAATTTATTACAATACAAATCTTGCACCAAATGCAGCATATGTTTCTAGTATCATTCAATCAAATGCAAATAAATATGCTGAATCTACTGAATTAAATAGATATGGTGCAAGATTTAAATATAGTAAATTTTTGAAAATCATAGATGATGGGCATATGTCGGTCACATCAAATATTACTAAGATTCAAATGAGAAGAGATCTTAGAATTGTTTTAAATACTTTTGCAGAATATTCTATTGGATTTGGAAATCAGTTTCATATTAGTAGTATGGATGGATACAATATAAAATCATCCAAATTTAGAATTGCTGGTATTCAACAAGATCTTTATCTTTCCGACATTCCAGATACTAATAGAACAACAGGTTCCATATTCCTATTCAATGTTCCATCTACATCTTCAACTACTGCGACAATTGTACGCAGAAATGTTGGAAAAATTGACTATGTGAAGGGAGTTATTACATTAAATCCCATCAATATCACATCTGCCAAAGTTAAAGATGGACAGTCTATTATAGAAATCTCTGTTGTTCCACAATCAAATGATATTATTGGATTACAGGATTTATATTTGCAACTAGATATTAATAACAGCAATTTTGAAATGGTTGTTGATGAAATATCTTCTGGATTAGATCCATCAGCATCAAATTATATCGTAACATCAAGCTACACTAACGGAAATCTAGTAAGATAATGACAGAAACAAGAATCAAGTTCAGTAACATCGTACAAAATCAACTTCCTTCATATGTTAGGGAAGAATTTCCGTTAGTTTCTGAATTCTTATCACAATATTACATATCTCAGGAGTTTAAAGGTGCTCCAATTGATTTAATACAAAATATTGACAAATATGTAAAAATTGATGAGCAGGCAAATCAGGTTGAAAGTGCAATTTTATCCTCTGATTTATCAATTGTCGATGATATAATTTACGTATCGTTTGAGAATCCATCAAATGGGACATATGGATTTCCAGATTCCTATGGGTTAATTAAAATTGATGATGAAATTATTACTTATACGGGAAAAACTGATAATTCATTTACTGGATGTATAAGAGGTTTCAGTGGTATTGATTCTTATACCAAACAAAATCAACCAGATGAATTAGTATTTTCTTTATCGGAAGTTGCAGAACATTCTACTGGTGCGTCTATTACAAATTTAAGTTCTTTGTTTTTAAAAGAATTTTTAATTAAGTCAAAGCACCAATTGCTTCCAGGATTTGACAACAGATCTCTTTACACAAATTTAAACCAATCAACTTTTATTAAGCAGTCTCAGGATTTTTATCGGAGTAAAGGAACCGACGAATCCTTTAGAATTTTGTTTAAGGTTCTCTATGGAGAAGATGCATCAATAATTCGCCCAAAAGAAAATCTTTTTAGATCATCAGATGCAAAATATACAATAACTAAAGATTTAGTTGTTGAAAGCATTTCTGGTGATCCAGAAAATCTTATAAATTCTACATTGATTCAAGACACTTATGATAATATTTCTAAGGCATATGCACCAATCACAAAAGTAGAAAAAGTAGTATCTGATTTAGGAAAAACATATTATAAATTAAGTCTTGACGGTGGGTATAATAGAGATATTAATGTAAATGGATCTGTATATGGAAATTTTTCTGTTCATCCAAAGACAAAATTAATCGGGCAAGTTTCTATTGGAACTACCGTACTGTCTGTAGATTCGACAGTCGGGTTTCCTCAAAGCGGAGAATTATCAGTAGGTTATACTGATGGTACTACAGGAATTATATCATACTTCTCAAAATCCTTAAATCAATTCTTTGAATGTGAAAATTTATCCGGAACAATTTCTGATGGTGAAGATGTAGCAATTAATACATATGCCTATGGTAAAGTCAATGTCGGAACCACAACAGAGACTATCAAAGTAAGAATTAATTCTGTTTTAGATAATCTTGATATAGTTGATGACACTTATTATTGCGCTGCTGGTGATACTGCAATGGTTAAGACCCTTGGAGTAGATGAGAAAGATTCGCCTTCAAACAATTGGTCATTTAATATTGCAACTTCTTATGATGTAATATCATTAACAAAGATTAATAATTTAGACAATATCTACAATGTCGTAGTTGGAACAGATCATATTTTTAAAATTGGAGACAGTTTAAAACTTATAGATGAAAACAAGACAGAAAAAACATCTACAATTATTGATATCACGTCATCAAAATCATTTACAATAAAGGGTCAAGGAGAATTATCATCAACATCTTATTATACGATAAAAAGAAATTTATCAAAAGTAAATTCTTTAAACTTTCCATCAACCTCGGTGGTAAATGCGGATGTTCAAAATGTATATAAAATCAAGGATAAAATATTAGTTGCATCACCTTCTTTACCATATTATAGTGAGCAGACTCTTAATGTTACAGACAGATCTTTAGTTTTTTCTGGAACATATAGTAGCGATACCTTCAATATAACTTCTTCCACAGATCACGGATTTTATACTGGAGATCTTGTATACTATACGCCAGAAAAAGTTATCTTTTCTTCAACAGATTCTGATGGTAATAGTGTAGATATAGAAGTTAAACAAAGCTACATATTTGATGAGGGACTTTATTATATAAAAAGAGTAAGTTCAACTAGTGTTAAATTTGCAAAGAGTGAATCGGACATATTAAATTCAAACTTCATATCCATAAGTAGTACAACTACTGTCAGAAATAATAAGTTAGAAATTTATAATTTTAGATTAAAAACCTTAAAATCACAAAAACTCTTAAGAGAAATTTCTCCATCAGAAAGTGATGGTGAGTTATATCCAACAAATCCAGGATTGACAGGAATATTGATTAATGGTGTTGAAATTTTAAATTACAAATCGAGGGATATAGTTTATTCTGGACCCCTAAAGGAAATTCAAGTAATCTCTCCTGGATCTGGATATGATGTAATTAATCCACCAGTTTTAAATATATCAGATTCTGTCGGAAGCGGAGCTACTGGATATTGTGCAGTAAATGGTAATTTAAGTGAGATTAGAATTATAAATTCTGGTTTTGATTATGAAGAACCTCCAATAATTAATATTACAGGTGGAAATGGAGTTAATGCAAAGGCATTAGCAAATATGAAATTGATAACACATCAAGTGTCTTTCAATTCACAAAGTAATGCGGCACTTGTTGCATTGGGAAGTACTTTATCTACTATTGGATTTACTACTTATCACAAATTGAGAAATGCAGAAAAAGTCATTTACAGAACAAATGGAGAAACATCTGTAGGTGGATTATCAACAGATGCAGAGTATTATGTTTCTGTGCAGAACCCATATACTGTAAAATTATACAAAACATTAAATGATTCCGTATCTGGAATTAATACTGTTACCTTGACTTCTTATGGTACAGGAAATCATACGATTGAATCCTTCAATAAGAAGTCTATTCTGGGATCAATCAATATAGTTAATTCTGGAAGTAACTATGAAAATAAAAAAAGAACCGCACAACATACCGGAGTAAGTACATCATTAAATTCTATTGAATTAAAAAGTCACGATTTTAAATCTGGAGAGATTGTAAAATATACGACAGAAGGTACATCAATCGGAGGACTATCAACAAATACAAATTATTATGTTACAAAAATTGATACCGATAATTTTAAATTATCTCAAGTTGGCACTGGAGATATAACTCAAGATTTCTATTATAAAACAAATCAGTATGTTGAGTTTAGTTCTGTTGGGTTTGGAACACATATTTTCAATTATCCAGATATTTCAGTAGAAGTTGTTGGAAGAATAGGTATTTCTTCTACTAATGGTGAAACTTTCCAGGCAGTAGTTCAACCTATTTTTAGAGGTAAGATTTCATCAGTACATTTATCGTCAGGTGGAACTGGATATGGGGCAGAAATATTAAACTATAATAGAGTACCATTAATTTCTTTAGATAGTGGTTCTGGTGGGCAACTTACTCCCATTATTTCTAATGGAAGAATTGTTGAGGTACTTATCAACAATCCCGGAAAAAATTATAATTCTCCTCCAAACTTATCTATTACCGGTGGAGTTGGAGCAGTTTTAACACCAGTCTTGCAGAACGGACAAATTGTATCTGTAAAAGTTATTGAAGGTGGGTTAGGGTACACTTCAAACAATGCATCAATAACTATAACTCCTGCAGGATCCTCATCCGCTTTACTGCCACAAATAACTTCCTGGACTGTCAATCTTTTTCAAAAATATTTGAATACTATCACCGGTGATGATGGATTTTTGACTGAAGGAATCAACTCCGAATATGAATTGCAATATGCACATTTATATGCTCCAAGAAAACTCAGAGAGGTGATTTATTCAGTAGATTCGAGTGGTAAAATTTTATATGGTAATGGAAAAACTGATTTAAAAAAAGTTAATAATATTGAAACTCCATCTTCAGATCATTCACCGATTATTGGGTGGGCTTATGATGGAAATCCAATTTATGGTCCGTATGGATATATTACAAAACAAGGTGGAACCGTAACTCAGATGAAATCTGGGTATATAGAATATCTAAAATCAAATAGACCTTCAGTAAATGAATTTCCTTTTGGTTTTTTTGTTGAAGATTATACTTATTTCGATGTTAGTGATGAAACTGTTTTGGATGAGAATAATGGAAGATTCTGTGTAACACCAGAATTTCCAAATGGAACTTATGCATACTTTGCAACTCTAAGTACTTCATCCGCAGATTCTTCAGGTGTTTTTGCAAAATATAAAAAACCAATTTTTCCATATTTGATTGGAGAAAATTATAAATCAAAACCAAATGAGTTTAATTTTAAAAAATTATCTAATCAGGATGATATAGATTTAAATGAAACTAATTGGATAAGAAATACTCATCCATATAATCTAATTAATAATAATGCATCGTATGATTATTTGACAATTCCAAACCTATTAGATCAAACAGCAGATATTAGTTATGCTTTGCCTGGATTTATTGAAAATATTGGAATAGTAACTGGGGGTAGCAATTACAAGATCAATGATGCAGTATTATTTGATAATTCTGGTACGAATGGATATAATGCAAGTGCCAGAGTTTCTAGGTTGGAAGGAAAACAAATAAATTCAGTTAGCGTAGCTACAAGCACAATTTATAATGTAGAATTGTATCCGGCAAATGGAAGTGGGTTAATTAACATTTACTCACAAAATACTCACAACTTTTCCAATGGCGATACTATAACAATTTCTGGATTAAATACAACTTCATCATTAGTCGAAGGATATTATAAAGTTGGTATTTCTACTCTAAACACATTATCACTTACTGTTGGTGTGGGTACAACAGGTTCCACTGGAATAGTAACTTATTTTTCAGTAAGAGGAAATTTAAATGGTGAAAGTATTCGTGAAAATGATATTTTCACCATAGGCACAGAAAAAATAAAGATTTTGAATATAGATTCAGTATCATCAAGAATTAGAGTTTTAAGATCTGTTAATAATACAACAGGGTCTGCACATACTGCCACAGAACTTCTATATGAAAATCCAAGGAAACTGACAGTAAATACAAAATTTAAAAACGCATATGATCCTGTTGTTAATAGGCAAATATATTTTAATCCCATAGAATCTGTAGGATTGGGAACCATTTCTGGAGTTGGAATTGGAACAACAATATCGTTCTCAAATCCAGGTGCTGGAATTACTCAAATTTTTATTCCAACTAGAACAATTTATATTCCAAATCATCAACTTCAAACTGGAGATCAACTTACATATTCTTCAAATGGAGGTAGTGTTATTGGAGTTTCTACAAATGGAATTTCTACATCAGTAACTCTTTCAAACCAATCAACTCTATATGTTGCAAAAGTTTCTAATGATTTAATTGGAATATCTACTGTAAAAGTTGGTATTGGTTCTACTGGAACATTTGTGGGAATTACATCAGCAACAAATGGATTGGGGACTCTATATTTTACCGGAATTGGATCTGGAACCAATCATAGTTTTCAAACAAATTATTCTATTATTAGCGGGCAAATTTCCAGAAATATTGTTACAGTTTCTACTGCAGAAACTCATGGGCTGCAGAATAATGATACTGTTTATGTTGACGTAAATCCCTCAATATCAACCACATTTACTATTAAGTATAATGATCACAATAGAAAATTACTTGTAAATCCAAAAGATTTTTCAGCAATTGGAATCAGCACCAGCGACGATACAATATTAATTACAAATCATAATTTTTCAAAAGGACAAAAAGTAGTTCATACTTCATCTTCACCATCTGGTGGATTGCAAAATAATAAAATTTACTACGTAGTTATTGTTGATAACAATACTATTAAACTTTCGGATAGTTATTATAGTGCTATTAGTTTAAATCCATCTATTGTCGGGATCACCAGCTCTTCAAGCGGAACTCTTTCTGCAGTAAATCCACCAATTACTGTTTATAGAGATTCACAAATAATATTCAATCTATCAGATTCTTCACTTTCATATACCAATCAAGGAAATCTTTATCCTGCATTTAATTTTAATCTCTATAAAGATTCGAGTTTCACTCAAGAGTTTAATTCCACAGAAAAAACCAATCAGTTTGAAGTGAAGAGATATGGAACTGTTGGTATTACTACCGATGCAAAAGTAGTCTTATCCATTAACAAGAATGTACCAGAAAAACTTTACTATACATTAACTCCAATTTATGATAATTCATTACCACCAATCAAAGAAGAAGTAAATATAGATTCTTCGGTATTTGCAAATAATGAGATTGAAGTTAAGGTAAGTGATTATAATGGAAAAAATACTATAACAGTTGCTTCCACATCATCGTTTACATATAATGTGATAGAAACTCCAGAGTCAGTTTCTTATGCATCTAGCACATCTATATTAAAATATGAAACAGATTCAATTTATGCTTATGGACCTATTTCCAAAATTGACATTACAAATAAAGGTCAAAATTATTACACATTACCTTCAATATCTTTAATTAGTTCACATAATGGATCTCAGGCATTATTGGAAGCATATAGTCAGTCAATAGGTAAAATAAATAAAACCAAAATTAAAGATATTGGATTTGATTTTCCTTGTGATTATACAATTAAGCCAAATGTCTCTCTTCCTCAAATTGCAAAAGTAGAACCTTTAGCATCATTTGATTCAATTGGAATCTCGTCTTTTGGCAGAGGATATAGTTCTGCACCAAAATTAATTGTTTTAGATGGTAAAACAAATCAACTTGTACCCGAAGTTGATTTAAGATACAATCTTGGCGATACTCAAGTAACTATATTAAAAAATGCTTATGGTTTGAATAATATAACTCCCACAATTATTCCAACACAAAATTCAAATGGTGTTGGAATAAGTTCTGTTGGTTTCAACAATACAACTAATGATGTAACTGTTACTTTATCTGTTGGATTTAGCACAGCAGATTCATTTCCATTTGCTATTAATGATAAGGTTTTAGTTGAAAATATTAGTGTTGGAGTTGGTTCAACTTCTAAGGGATACAATTCTGCAGATTATGGATATCAATTATTCACAATTAATTATGTTGATGCAAATCTTGGCGGAAATAATGCAACTGTAAGATATAGTTTGAATGAATTTTTAAATTCTGGAGAAATCCCCGGAACTTATGACGCAATTAATTCATCTGGACGAATTATTCCACAAAAATATTTTCCAATATTTAATACAGTTTTAAAGAAAAATAATTTTATTATTGGAGAACAAGTTAAATCATCTTCTGCTAATGGATATGTTGAAGGTTGGAATTCTAAAATAAATCATTTGAAGATAAATTCCAGAGAAGACTTTATTGTTGGTGAAGTTGTAGAAGGTACTACATCAAAATCTCAAGGAGTTATTTCCTCTATTGATAGATTTGATTCCTTCTTCAATTTAAGTTCAAAATCTACAGTAGTTTTGGGTTGGCAATCCGCCGCAGGATTTTTGAATGAGAATTCCCAAAAACTTCAAGATAGCGACTATTATCAAAATTTCTCATATTCAGTAAAATCTAGAATAGATTATGACACTTGGAAAGATGCTGTAAGTACCCTAAATCACACCTTGGGATTCAGAAAATTTGCAGATTATCAATTAGAATCATCGGCATCAAATTCAATGGTGGTCGGATTTTCAACATATCTTACATCGGTCGAAATTATAGATGATATAGTTGGAGTTGTTGATTTAAACTGTGTTTATGATTTTGATTTAGTAAAAGAAAATTCAATGCAAATTGGATCTTCAGTATTTTCAGACGAGATAACATTTTCAAGTAGAATTTTAACAGATTACTTTGAATCAGTTGGAAATAGAGTTTTATCTATTGATGATATAAGTCCACAATTTAATAGCAACCCAAGAGCAACAAGATTTAGTGAAGTTCATAGATTTGATCTCATAGACGGAAGAGCTCAGAAATATGTCACTTACGTTAGAGATAGAAGATATACTGGACAAAGGCAGGTAATGCTCTTAACTCTCATACACGATAACTCTATTGGTTATATTAGTCAGTATGGAAGAGTTGAATCTACTTATGATTTGGGATCATTTGATTTTACGGTTGAAGGATCAGAAGGTGTCATATTATTCTATCCGACAAAATATTCTGTAAATGATTATAATGTATCTACATTATCATACAATTTAAGAGACAGTCTTTCTGGTGTAGGTACATCTAGTTTTGGTGGGGCTGTAGATATAAAAACAAGTAGTGTTAGTGTTTCTTCTGGGGCAACTACAATTGTTGGTATTGCAAGTACATATACGTCGGCAAAAGTCTTAGTTGAAATTGCTGGTTCAAATGGAGATTATCAATTTGATGAATTGAGTATTTTGCATAATGGCACTACAGTTGAATTTATTGACTATGGACAATTAACAACTATATCACAAGACATATATTCAAGTTCTGGTTTGGGCACATACTATCCATATTTGTCAGGATCTCAATTAAAAATTGATTTTACACCAAATGTGGGGGTAGCAGCAACAATCAATACAATTCAAGTTGCTATTGGAAATACCTTATCTTCTGGTATTGGTACTTTTGATATGAAACACGCTCGTTTACAAGCAACTTCAACATCAATTGCATCCTCAACATCTCCAGTAGCAACAGTAGTTGCAGAATATCTTGAAGATTATGATTGTGCATATGCTGTACTTCAAGTTTCAGATACAACTAATAATAGGCATCAATTGTCTGAACTTGTAGTCTTAGATGATGGGACAGAAACTTATGTTGCAGAGTATGCAAATATTGATACTTTCGGTGGTTCTGGACTTGGAACTGTAGGATCTGCAACAACATCATCTACCAAATTAACTTTTACACCACTACCAAATATTAATGTATCTGTGAAAGTATTCTTTAATGCAATTAGATATCAAGATGATGAAAAGGATACTATTAGCTTTAATAATGCTACATTAGAAACAAATGATGGAACATATTATGGAACTGATTCTGACATCAAAAAATCTTTCGATATAACTCACGAAGGTTATAAAATATTCCAGAGATCTTTTGATGGAAGTAATTCTTCAATAGTTAATATTTCTGCAAATACAATATCCTTACCAAATCATTTCTTTGTTACTGGAGAAGAATTAGTATACACTAATGCAGGATCCGGAAGTACATCAGCAATTGGAATTGCTACTACAACTTTTGTGAGTGTTGGTTCAACTAACAAATTACCATCAAGTGTTTATGCGGTAAAATTAAATAACAATAGTATTAAACTGGCAAGAAGTGCTGAGGATGCTCTAAAAGGAGTTCCAGCAACCTTAGATTTTACAAGTGTAGGTATAGGTACTACACACTCCTTTACATCCAAAAATCAAAATGCAAAAGTTATAGTTGCAATTGATAATCTAATTCAATCTCCGGTTGTTGCTTCTGCAGTAACTACAACTTTATCAATTAATGCATATACAACAGATGATACATTATATTTTACTGGAATATCTTCATTCTTTGGTGGAGATTTGATCAAAATTGGTAATGAAATTATGAGAATTAATAGTATTGGTATTGGTAGTACCAATGCTATAGGAGTTAGTAGACCCTGGTTAGGAACTACTATAGCAGGATATTCTACCGGAGTTTTAGTTACTAAGGTATCTGGAAATTATAATATTATAGACAATACTCTTACTTTTGCAGATGCACCATATGGAAATATCCCAATAGCCACAAATAATCCAGATGAACAAGATTGGTCTGGAATATCAACTTCTTCAAGTTTCCAGGGTAGAAGTTTCTTGAGATCAGGTACACCAAATACGACCAATGAATCATACTATAAAAATTATGTTTTTGATGATATCTCATCAACTTTTAATGGAGATAAAAGAGATTATACATTAAAATCAAATAGGTCTGACTTAACTGGTATTTCTAATGAAAACGCTATAATTTTAATAAATGATATTTTCCAAGGACCTGGATTATCTGCTGGGTATACTTTATCTGAAAATACTGGAATAACATCAATTAGTTTTGTAGGAACCGGTATTTCAGTTGCATATGATGTCAATACTTCAAATCTTCCAATTGGTGGAATTATTGTATCAGTTGGTTCATATGAAGGATTTGGATATCAACCTCTAATTTCTGCTGGTGGAACAGCAGTAGTATCGGCAGCAGGAACCATATCGTCAATTAGTATAGGAAATAGTGGTTCTGGATATAGAGTAGGCGTACAGACCGTTAGAGTGGGCGTAGGAACTTCTTCAACAGGAATACCTAATATCCAATTCATTGGAACAGCCTCTGTATCTAATGGTCATATTGTTAGTATTGCAATCACCAATCCAGGAATTGGATATACATCAACAAATCCACCATATGTCTTTATTGATGATCCGCTTTCATATTCAAATATTCCATTAATTTATAGTTCTTCTTCATCTGGAATTGGTACTCAAGCAACAATTGATATAGTTGTTGGACAAGGATCAAGTATTATTGATTTTGAATTAAAAAATACTGGATATGGTTATATTTCAGGAGAAACTTTAACAATTCCAATCACAGGTATTACTGGAATTCCAACAACTTCTAGTGCAGATTTTAGAGAATTTCAAATCAGTATTCAAAATACATTTACTGATAAGTTTACGGGATGGTCTCTTGGAGAATTGCAATCATTAGATAATCTGGATAGTTTATTTGACGGAGAAAGAATTGTTTTTCCAATTACATATCTTGGCAGTTTAATCTCAATACGTTCGTCAAGAGGATCTAATATCAACGTACAGGATTCTCTTCTTGTCTTTATTAATGATGTACTTCAAGAACCAGGAAGGGGGTATATTTTCCCAGGAGGAAGTTCAATAACATTTGCAGAACCTCCAAAAGTTGGCGATACTTCAAAGATTATTTTCTATAAGGGAAGTGGTTCAATTGATGTTATCGAAAGAAATATTTTAGAAACTATAAAAATTGGTGACGAATTGACGCTTGGATATGATTCTTCTATTGGACAAAGTTCAACATTACAAGAAGATCCAAGAACTGTTATGAGTATTAATTCAACAGACTTGCTCAATACAAATCCATATTTTGGACCAGGAAATAGTGGTGATGAAACCCTTGTAAGAACCGTTGTGTGGTGTAGGCAATCTGAAGACAAGATTATTAATGAAAAAGAAGTTGGAAAAGATCGTATTCTTTACGAATCTTTAATTTACCCATCATCATATCTCATTCAATCTGTTGGAATTGGTTCCACTATTGCTTATGTTGATAACATTAGACCATTCTTCAACGCAATAAATGAAAGCAATGTTTCATTATCTTTCCAGAAAGACATTAGATTATTATCTCAGGATTCCAAAGTTGCGGCAGCTGCGACAGCAATTGTATCTACTGCAGGAACAATATCTTCATTGGTCATTTCTGATGGTGGAGTTGGATATACAATCAGTCCTTCTGTAACTATTGAAAATCCTGTTGGTCTTGGAACTACTCAGCGAGCGTCAGTATCGGCATCAATTACTTCTGGAATTGTCACTTCAATAGTCATAACTTCGCCAGGAACAGGTTACACTTATATAGATCCACCTCTTGTTTTGATCGAATTTCCTGCATTTACATTTGAAGATAATACTGTTAGTTCATATGAAGGTGATTTTGGTATTATTACTGGAATATCAACAACTTCTGTTGGAGTAGCTTCAACTGGAATTGTATTTGATTTTGTTATTTCAAAAAATTCTTTCCTTAGAAATTCTTCAATTACTGGATTAACAACTATTAGTGGAATTCAAACTGGATATTATTTTTCAGTTTATAACTCTAATGTTGGAAAGGGGATTACATCATTAAATTCTTCAGGTTCAATAGTTGGGGTTGGATCAACTTTCTTAGATAATGTGTATCAGGTAGCATCAGTTTCAATAGCACAAACATCTGCGGTTGGTTTTGGAATCACATATGTTGCAAAAGTAACTGTAAGTGTTTCAAGTTATAACGGATTGACTGGAATTGGTTATAGTAATTTTTATGGGGAATTTAGTTGGGGTAGAGTTGTCCTAGGATCCAGATCTAAACAAAATTCCTACAATGCTTATACATTGAATGGATTTACTGGCATCAGTACTGGTACAATTTTGAAAAGAAGCAATTCCTTAAAATACCTAAATTATTTGTGATAAATAGATAAAAAACTCATAAAATGGCAGCAATTATAACTGATCAAATTAGAATATTGAATGCTAAGAATTTTGT